GATCGACATTGCCATCTGAGTAGTGTGATGGTCAATGGATTCGCCTCTGCTACTACCAGATGCGTTCTTTGCCCCGAATTCGGTGAGAGCGATGTCTTTAGGTAGCAGTATGGCGGTATCAAGACCGACCCTCTTGATTTTCTGGAACACCTCGTTCTTCTGCGTTGCCGAGAGTCCACCCATCGTAGGTTGAGCAACACGAATCGGGATAGCAGTGACTTCGTGTGTCTTGTTGTCGATGATGTACAGTTTTCGCAGTGTCTCGTAATGAACGTAGGCAGTACGAAAGTCGGACTCTCCGTACCAGTTGCCGTCCTCCATTCGATGAGTATACCAGAGGAGTTTCTCTCGTGGGATGAAGACAACTTTCCCCTCCGACATGTAGTTGGATTGCTGGAAAGCCCCCACAAGGTTTCCATGGCGGTCGACGACGGGTTTGGTAGTTAGCGGCGACCGTGGAGCGATCTTCCGGATTGCTATCTTGTCGTCGACCGCCTTCCATACGATCTCCATGGGCTTGTAGCCCGACCAGAAGGAAGCGGTCAGTTCGTAGAGAACCTGCTGCATGGGTATTTCCATGCCACCCTCGTAGCCTCCGAGACTGAGGCAATCATTGACGAAGGCGGCTATCTCACCGTCTTTGTCTTCGGGTCCTGGAGACAGGTTCCACTTGGTCGCGAGGATCGGGAGTTGGAGCACCTTTATCATGGCAGCGCAGGTGCCGTTCCCATATCGCATGTCCGAGTAGATCTTGATATCGAGCGGATCGAGCGGGTAAGGAACAGCCTTGTACAGTTCTGCCCAAGTCTCTGTTCCTGGATCTCCTAACTCGACGTCCCAGTCAGGTGGGGTGCGCGAGGCGTCGGGGTCTTCGGTTCCCCCGTACATTTGGTCTTTGACAATCTTCTCGGCTTCTTTAGCACTCGGGGACTTGTAGTAGCCAAGAGTATTGACGACACGCTCCAAGAGCCCTGCCATCTAACTCCTCCAACTCTCTCGCGCAAGATTGACTACAGTATACCACCGAACATGGTTTCAACGTCAATCTCAGACCCAAGCCAGTCATCGCCTGGATCCTGAATGAAGTCGTCTGGGTCAATCTCCGCGCCCTCAAAGACGCCCATAGCGCAGTATCGCTCAGCGTCCATGAGATGGCTTGACCAGTCATGGTACGGAATCTCGATGCCTTCCCGTGGCTGTCCGTCAGGTGCCAGCGGGTAGTGGTAGTTCGTTTTGCACTCAATGTACATCAGACACCGAGAGTGAACGCGGATCTGGCGATTCTGGTGCATGACCCGAATCAAACTGATTCCATCCTGCACCGCTTGCTTCTTGTACTGGACTTGGATTCCATGCCGTGCCAGTTCCTCAATGACCGAAGAGCCAGTTATCTTCTCACGCTGGATACCAGCGATGTCACCGAAGAACACCCAGTCGGACGGATAGTTCCGTTGCAGTTCCCTGATGTATGGAACGAAGTTCTCGATGGGCTGACCGTCCTCCGACATCTCGTAGAACACGTCATACCCACCTATCTCGTTCTTCTGCATCAGCAGGAAGCAGGTCGGGTCGTTGAGTCCCCAGTCCCAACCACAGTAGACTGGACCCTTCTTGATGCTGTAGTCGACCTCTGCGTCGAACTGAACGGTTCCTGGAGCGTCAAGGTCTATATTGAACTCGGGGTACACCAATCCGCTCATTGAGGACGTGTATGACATCTCTAGTTCTCGTGCCACTGCTTCACGCGTCATGGTTCGGGTTATCTTCTCGTACCACGGAGAAGTCAGTTGTCCAGTCTTCTCATTGACCGTGAGTCCCTTAGCGTACTTGGGATTCTGTGACCAATGGAGCCGATGGAACTTGTAGCCAGTGTCAACACCCCGAGAGTGCATTCGCTTTATGCGAGCATAGTGATTGCCCGTGCCGTGCGGAGTGGAGTTGAGAATCTTACCACGCTTGCATGCTTGGTCTACCGCCATAGCGACGGCTTCGCTGTTGGGAACGAAAGCCCACTCATCACACACTGCGAATTTGTAGGTGCCACCACGCCCTGCGTTCGGGTTCGCTGATTCACCTACAAGGAAGGAGTCCATTGCAGGATTGTTGATTTGTAGGAACTTGAATTCGACTGGTGCGTATGCCTTGAGCCAGTCCTCTTGGTGTTCGTAAGCGTAGCGGATCTTTCCGAAAATGCTGTCTCTTGTGGAACGTGCCCCGCCGTCATCCACCTCCTCTTCTTTACGACTGAGATACAGACCTGCGATGTGAGGCCAGAATTCTATCGCCCAAAGCCCCAAGTCAGCCAGGATCCACGACATGCCCATCTGCCGTGATTTCTCCTCGTGAGAGTCATCGATGTAGAAATCACTGCCGTCTGGAGCAAAAGACACGATGTCCCGTATGAGGTTCTCCTGAGCGTTGAAAAGAACCAACGGACACGACCTGTATATGCCGTTCGGCGGGTCAATGTCCGTGATGGTCTCGCATTGCTCTGAGATGAACGTCCAAGGCTCGAATTTGTACTGCTCACGCTTAGCAGCCAAATCCACTGGCAACCCAGAGATCTGGGAAGCCAGTTTCTTGAAGAAGTCCTCTCTATGGTAGGTGATGCCACCAGCCATTCGTTACTCCAGTCTGAAAGGGGGAGGAGATCGCTCACCGTGGGGGGAAGGCAGCGGCGACCTACAACTCCCCCTATTTCTTCTTCTTGACCCGCTTGGGCAGTTTCTTGCCCTTTGGAGTCTTCTTCTCGAACTCAGCGGCGACCTTCGGGTTTGTAGCCCAAAGTTTCGCTCTCTGAGCCTGCGATTTCATGGGCATCTCTACTTCCCCTTCTTCTTGCCCTTCGCGCGACGCTCTGCCTTCTCCTCGCGCTTCTCAGTAGCCTTGGACTCGCGACGTTCGTGCGCCTTGCCCTCTTTATCCCGCTTCGTTGCCATTCAGCATCATCTCCGCTAGAGGAACGATCTCGTCACTTTCCGTGTAGACCACGACCACCCCATAGGAATCGAACCCAACCGCCTTGATTTGGACGAGCGTTGCTGGCGTAGCCCTCCCATCACGAATGAACGCTTGTCCCTCGATGTCCGCCCATTCCACGTCCATGCTCACACCCCATTATCTAGGTTCGAGTTTGGATACGTCAATGCGTGCAAAATCTTCCGCAATCGCGCTAAGAAGTTGCTCATCGGCGACGTGATGCCGAATTATGTACACAACTTGCGCCAAAACCTCCTGAACCTGCCTGAAAGTGACGATTCTGCCCTCTTCCATCTTGTTTTTCTGTGCAACCAACTTCGAAATGGACTCAGCCATCTTCGCGGAGTCACGGGTGAGTTGGAGAAGGGCTTTCTGGTCGGCTGTGCCGCATGGGTCGCCTTTTTCGCCGTATGCGGCGTGCAAGTACTCCCCAAGTCGGATTTGCTGCTTCGTTTTGTCTCTGTAGCGTGCTCGAATGTCCTCAATCATGCGGTTTATGTCGTCCAACCGCATTCTGAGGACGGCGATCTCATCATCTAGCCGCGTAATCTCTGGATCCTCCGCAAGAATGAGGAAATGCTCCAGAGCATTCTCTGAGATGCCTTGACTGTAACGAGCACCAGGAACCCGCTCAGTGACGTGCTTGAATCTCTCATGTGTCTTGCAAGGTCCCGAACCGCGATGGTCAGTTCCTTGTCCTGCCGGATTTTCACAGGGAACCCCCGCTTTTGTCAAGACTCCGCACGTCCCAGGAGTTTGCAACTGGCGTCGGACTGCAAGTTCGGCCTTTCCCGGCTTTCCCACCATTCCTCCCAAAAAGGCTCGGGGTACATTGAAGCAAGCATACGCTCGTGGAGGGAGGACTGTCAAGGTGGAGTGGCGGCGAGTTGGGACGCGAATTTCCAGAAAAAAGCGTAGGCATAGGTCAAACCACTTCTTAGGGGGTCCCTACTTTACTCTTTTTAGACTCGCGCGTAAGAGAGAGATCTCATTCTTATGTTTTTTTAGTAGATATTGTGAAATAGATTGAGATTTATTGAAAATCGGGCTAAAAAATAACCTAGAGGCGTTTTTATACTAGGGGGTACGTCGAAATGAAAAGTAGGACCCCCTTATGAGCAGAACGGGCTATGCCTACGCTTTTTTTACGCGATTTGCAGGGATCGTACGTTGCCTACGCTTTTTTTAGCGGATTTTGCCCCGTTCGTGCCAGTCGATCGGTTTTTGGCTAAAAAGCGAGAAATCGAGATGAAAAGTTCTCGGTATATGCAATTCGTGGGACTGGGTTGGGTAGTGAATGAAATAGTAACTCACTGAAATCGGGCACCCTCCATGCCCGTTGCAAAGCGCGCATGCAAAACTGGTATGCAATAAAACGCATATTGTATGCAAAGTAACGTAACGGTAACGCCCGACCCAAAACGCGTTTTGACCGTTGCACTTCACGCCTGCACGGGCATAATCATTAGTGACGCCCTCACGGGGCGCACGCACGTTGACAAGTGAAGCGTGGCAGGCAGGCAGTGCAGGCGCACTGTTTGACTGATAGGCAGGCACACAATGAAGTATGAAGCGCGTTTGACTGTAGTGAAGGCACTGCACGCACTAGGCAAGGCACTTGTTGACCTACAAGCACTGTTTGACACAACGCCCGTCAACAAGCGCGTGCAGGCAGTGAAGGCGTTTGACAGGGCACTGTTTACGGCATGCGTTGACGCGCATGACGGCAACGCTGATACCGCTATCAGGCAGTGCCGTTTTCACGCCTTCACGTTGCCCTACGTTGACGCTGTAGGGCATGCGTTTGCCGTTGACGGTGGCGCAAAGCGCGGGCAAGTGACGCTACTCACTTGCACTGATACAACGGGCAAGGCGTTTGCCGTTATCACTGCACTTGACGGCAACGCTGCAAGCACAAAGTGCGTTGACACGTTCACGGGCACGCTAGCGTTTGACCGTGCAAAGGCGTGCTACCGTGCAGTGCGTGAGGGCATGCCCTACGTTGTGAAGGCAAAGGGCAAGTTTGCCGTTAGTGACAACGGGGCGCACGTCAACGCTGCACTTGTTACCGTTGCAGCGTATGAAGGCGCAACGGGCAAGGCAAAGCGCACGTTTGACGTGTACCGTGCGCACGGCACAAAGGGCAAGGGCACGGCATACCGTGCAAGTGAGGGCAAGGCACAAAGGCAGTAACAAGGGCAACGCCTGCCACGCTTTACTTGACGGCACGGGGCGCATGCTACACGGCATGCGCCCTTTGCTTTGCCCGTATGCAAACGCATCAATAGCCGATTTTATGCCATAGGAAAATCACTGCACCACGCTGTAGTGCGATAGTGGCACTTGGAAAACGCCCGAAAACTCAAGAGCCGAGGTAGAGGTAGTATTCCCTGTGATTCGGCATGCGGGGGCTTTTAGTCTTCCATGTAGTAATGGCGTCGATACATCTTGCGAACCCGAATATGCAAGAACAAGGTCGCAAAAACTAGTTGCGAAAACGCTTGACATTTGCGATTCTGTGTGCGAGACTTGTCTCGTGGGGTGAACCTTGACACAGCGAATAGGGTGGCTGGGAGCCAACCAGAAGGGTGGCACTCAGAATGAAGTACGAACTCAGAGTCAAGATCGTCGCGGCGATCCGTGCGCTCGCGAAGACCGAACTGGAACTGCTCCAGAAGGTCTTCAACGAGACCAAGGATTCCGCAAGGGATGCAGCCGTCAAGAAGGCATTCCCGAAGCTCTACGCTCACGCGGACGGGAACGTTCGGCAACTGCGGTTCCACGCATTCGCCGATCCGTACGCGAAGGCAGCGGGACACGCGTTCGCGATTGATGGTGGCACGAAGCGTGGGCAGATGACACTCATCACGAGCGTGGACTCCGAAGGTCACGAACTCGCCGTCATCGCAGCCCCCGATGGCTCACCTGAGAAGGTCAAGGTAATCCACACGTTCCACGGGTCGGATCACCTTGAGCGTGCGAAGGCAGCGTACCGAGCCGAGCGCGAAGGTCAGCCGTATGTTCCGAAGACCAAGGGGAAGTTCGCCGTGGATCTCGCTGGTCCCCACGTCAACGCCGCGATGGTGAGCGTGGATTCCTACGAGCGGAGCCGCAACAAGAACGCGTTCCAGGTCTACCGCGCAGGCACGAAGGGCTAACAGAACAACCACTCCCAGCCACCACCCCACACGAGAAGCCGCCTTCGGGCGGCTTTTCATTTATGCAGTCCTACCCGAATACGTCAGAATACTCCCGAAGTCATTCGAATACGTCAGAACATTTTACGAGGTAAATCAGAGGTACATTTTCCCTGTGGATCGACATAAATCGGAGCCATTCTATATATTTCGTAATGACGGAGACATTGGGAGCGAAACAGATCGTAGTGGATATCGCTGGACGGGGTTGGGTAACATCCCCCACCTATCCCATACACCGATGGTCGACTTTTCCCGTACACTCACACGCCGAACCCTACCTGCGGAAACGCGCCGCCCAACCATTACCTACCACGCGCGATAGGAACTTCAATACTCCCATGTACAGAATATATATCTTCTCCCATGCAAAGTAGTTACGAAAAGTGTTGACATACATTATTCGTAGGCGCACACTGGTAGTGTGGCAGGCAACCAGTAGAAGGGAGGTGCATCATGGGAACCACCACCAAGCAGTGGAACAACTTGTGCGACGGGAAGTGTCACCTGTGCGAAGATGAAACCATCGAGCGGTGCGCGAACATGCGTTCCTATCGTTGGGGTAGCCGCGTTCTGCTGGCTATGCACATCATACAGAATGGCACCCCGTTTTCGCAGGTTGAGGAGGGCGGCGATCCCGAGTGCGGTCCGCATGTGTTCGGGCTTCACGGCTTCCGCATGGGCTCGGTCATGGTGATTTTCCCCGTTGACAGTTGGGGATTGCGCTATGAGGATCGCGCGTACATGCTTTCCCGAAAGGCACTGAGGGGCTGGAAGGACAACGGAGATCCAGTCAACTACTATCCGGTCAACAGCGGTGAGTGGGAGTACGATTTCCCGCACAAGACCGCATCGTTTCTGAGCGCGTACCAGCGTCATCTGAACAGGTAAGGGGCGAGGAACATGGGCATGTACATGAAGAACAGGGCGGGGCAGTGGGTTCGGAACCCGTACCAGTCTCCGAACCCGTGGGTGCGTCAGATGGTGATGCGTGAGCCGGAGATCTACTGGCAAATCAAGAACGGCGCACGCTTCACGGATGTGGACTCGGGTGAGAACTGCAAGCCGATCCCGTGCCCGAAGTGTCACCGCCAGATGTGGATGCGTCCTACGGTCGGGAAGTACGCATGCCCCGACTGCGGGTGGATCGCAATGTCCCAGTACACCCCCGAGGATGGCTTTGACGGACATTCCTGTGACGCGTAATCCCAAGGAGGGAACAGCCATGCAGACCGAGTATCAGGTTCGACTGTGCGGGGAGCGCATAGCCACGGAGCGTTCGCTTCGGAGTGCAAGTCGCGTCCGCAACCGCATCATTCGCCACGCGCCGGAACTCATCACCGATGTGGAGATCTTCATCATCATCAACACGAAGAAGGGTGAGAACGATGTCAACTGAGGATCTGGGGTGGGGCGATCCTGGGTATCACCCCGAAGACGCCAACTGCAATCGCCCGTGCGGGGAGGAGCCGTTCGGGTGCCAGCGGTGTGAGTTCTCGGGCAACTTCCACCGCACGGAGTACCACGAACAGGTCAAGATCCGCAAGTACGAAGAGTGCGACGAAGTGTGTGACGAATGCGGTGGTCCGACCGAAGCCATGACGGATTCCCCGCTTGTACACATTCGTTGCAAGGACGACGAGTGCGGGTGGTCTGACGTGTGGGAGGAGGGTCCACGGGATAACGACGATCCGAACTACTACTGACGTTCTGTTGTACACGTTGACAGAATCGGCGCGTACAAATAGTTCTATCGGGCTGACGACGCAAGTCACGAAGGAGGTGTAGAAGTGAGCGGTCCATTCGACTGGGAGCAGGCGGATAAGGCGATCGCCGAGCAACTCCGTAGGCAGGAGCGCACCATCGTTCTTGACGACGGACAGGTTCTGACCGAGGCGATGCAATCCAAGGACGGGAACTGGTGGGTCGGTGACAGCGAATATGATGCAGCGCAAATCATCTGTGTCATTCCGCTGCGCTTGTACGTCAAGAGCAACCGTATCGTAGCAGAGGAGTACTGACATGGGCAAGAAGTTTGTGTTCGGCGATGCCGTTGTGACGACAGAAGGCTCAATCGTCGCGACCACGATCTTCAACATCGATGACGAGGAGGAGGGCACCATCAAGAGTGCCGTCAGCGAACTGGACGGCAGCATCATCCCAGACGACCAGATCGCGTTCTACATCCAAACGTACCAGGAGTTCTACCTGTGCGATCTGGTAGCAGCACTCGGGAAGGATTTCCCCGTGGGGCTTCTCAACTTCGAGGACGCACCCGACTTCATAGAGCGCATTTAGTCGCGAAAGGGGGTTGACACAGAAAACCTCGCGGGGTATGATTCTCGTGTAGGGCAAGGGCAAAGGGCAGAAGGGAGGGTGGCACCATGCTCCGCAATGAGGCGTTGATGGAGCGTGAAACGCTCACAGAGAAAGCGGCACTGGCATTCCTGTGGGTGAACCAGAACATTCCAGTGCTGGACGAGGATCCCTTAGACGAAGCAGACATCGTAGTAGAAGGGGATGAGGACGATGAGGAAGACTGCTGAGGAGATCGGCATCATCGTCATGGTGGTTCTGATGCTTTTCGTCGCAGCGTACACGGGCGCAGAACTGCAACGGCTACGCCTTGAGAACGAGCATCTCAGGGCGGAGTGCGCTATGAAGAACGACGCGATCCGATACCTCAACGATTTAGTGTACGGAGAGTGAGTCAACCGCGATTGCATGTTGACAATGCGTGTTCTGTGTGTTACGCTTGTTGTGTCAGGGCAGGCAACCGAAAAGGGGGTGAATGGAAATGGCGAATCCGAAGCAGGTGGTCGGTGAAAGCGGAGCCTCGTTCGAACTCACGGACGCGGCGGATTGCGGTGCTGAGTTCGTGGCACTGGTCAAGACCGTGAAGCGATCCAACGGCGACAAGGTCAAGCGGTTGGTCTTCAACCGCAAGGATCTCCCGGCGGTCAAGAAAGCCCTCGGAGCGTAGCCCAACGCTCCGTGTGCCTGCCCTAGTGGGGGATGGGTACGCCCGTCCCCCACGCCCTATTTAGAAGGGTGGTGGATAGTGATGGAAGATCTTCTCAAGTCTGAGGTCAAGGGCGTTCTGCTCATGCGTGCCAAGCAGATCGTTGAGCATATCGAGAACGACAGGCTCTGGGACGCGGTGTGGTCATGTTCGGTGTTGACCAGTCACCTCGAAGACCAGGACTTCCTCCGTGCATACGGCAAGATCCTCGTGTACGGAGACAGCATCATGGATCGCTACCTCAAGGATCTCCTCGACCGAAAGCCAATCACCGATCCTGGCAAGTTCGAGGGCGAGACAGAGGCGACCAAGTACATCTGGGAAAGCATCCTCAGCAACGGCACCTGTGAGAATGACTTCTCCCACGAGTCATTCGGGTACTACGCGTTGTGGACACGCAGCGCACGCGATCCGGTCGAGTATCCCGCATACATCATTCACGAAGCCGACAACGGATTCGTGACGGCTACCCACTTCGACAGCCACGAGAAGGCGTATCAGGAGTGGGAGCGAATCTCGGGTGAGTTGAATTCCTGTGACACCTAGAAAGAAACGGTGGCGCAAAGGAAGATTTGTAGAGCCGTGGTCGGCTGATGCGAACCTCATCGGTGGCAACTCAGAACTGCTGTGGGGTGCTGCCGATGAGGTCGCGCAGGAAGCCATGCACATCGCGAACATTCTGAACACGCGTGGGCGCGTGGACAGACACGCTATCGAACGGTCGATGGAAAAGATCGCGAACCACATGGACACCATTGACCACGCTCTGTCGCAAATCGTGGAGGGCATGGGCGACAGCGAAGTAAAGTAGTCACGAAAACCGTTGACATTACGAGTTCCTCGTGCTACGCTTGTTGTAGGCAGGCACCAGCGAGAAGGGTGGTGAGAAAGATGAGCATTGCCGAGAAGTACGGTTTGATTCCAGTCAACCACGTTCTCGATGGCAACGATATAACGTGGGTGGATGACAACAACGAGCGCATCATAGCCGAAGGGCTGCTGACGCGTTCGTGTGTTGTGGGTGTAGAACTGAGCCACAGACTGGACGGTCCAGGGTACTGCGGAGTGACGTACAGCGATGGTCTGTACGCCTATATCGTGGTGCTTCGTGTACATCAGCCGCGCACGGATCTCATGCGGCACACGCACATCACTCTGGAGGACGAACGCAGCACTCGCAAGCACGAACTGACGCAGTGGTGGTGGACGCTAGTGGTGGACGGAACCAAGCAACTCCGCGAGGTTTTCGATGCAGCGCAGCCCCACCCAGATGACGAGGAGGAATGGCGGTGAGTGCTCCAGATCTGGTTCTCATTGAGTTCGGCATGAAACTCCCCGAGTGGGAAGATGCCGTGCCGATGGGAATCGTGGGAGTTGATGCCACTGAGTTCCCCGAGGGCATTGACGAGGTGGAAGCGCAGCACATCGTGTGGGAGACCCTGCTCTGCGATGGCAGGTTCTCGATACTGTCACTGATGCTATTCCATCCGATGGCGAGCATCAGTCTGGACAAGGGAAGGGAGGCACTGCGTTCCTATCAGGCGCAGTGGAACTAGCATGAACGCATCTGAGGCTCTGGACGTGCTGTGCAGGGACACGCACACCGTCTGGCAAACTGAGTATGGGAAGGAGTTGGGTGCTGCGCTTGGACTACCCGAGTCCGCAGTGCCAGTCACCGACTTCCTTCAGATGGAAGCGCACCTGACTGGAAATCCCAAGGGCTACTTCCCGAACGATCCTGACTCGGCAGACCAGACGGGCGTGGCAAGTCTCGAACTTGCCCGTGCTGCCGTTCGGTACTACCACCTTCGCCACTCACGTTCGCTCGGACGTGGGTTCGAGGTGCGTGAGAACTGTGGAATCCTGAGCGCGTACCTGCTCACGAAGTCGGGTGATGATTGCCCGTTCTGCGGTGCCAAGTCAACGATGGAAGTGTATGACGACAGCACCGATGACAACTGGACATTCCACTGCCGCGAGTGCGGCAAGGAAGCGGCTCACAGCGAGGAGGTGAAATCGTGATAATCATAAATCCGGAGGACATTCCTGAGCAGGCGCATCGTGGTGCCCCGCTCAAGAACGACGTGCGTGAGTTCCTCGCCAACAAGAAGGCGCAGGCGGCTATCCTCAAGGAGTACGAGTCCACTGCATCAGCGCGGAGTACGGTCACGCGTCTGAACGCATGGGCGGAGGATGAGGATCTTCCGTTCGAGGCGATGTCCCGCAACGGCGTCGTCTACATACAGAAGGTGTAGGTGGTTCGGTCATGCGTGCGATCGTTGTGTTGAACGATGGCGAGACGTGGACGAATGCAGATGGTTGCGCCATCGTCGTAGTCAGCGAAGCCCAGATGGACGCGCTCTACACAGGAGTCACGCCCAAGGATCTCGGTCTGGAGCCGTTTGCAACGCTCCGACTGAGTGAGGAGGAAGGTCGGCTCAATAACCTGAAGATCGGGGGTGTGTGATGCAGAGGCACACGTTCACCATCGTCGTGCTCTCTGAGTACAGCGAGGAGGACACTGCTGACGACATCGTGCAGTGTCTGAACAGCCAGGAGTTCGACCTGCAATCGTGCGACCACGTCCAGACCGAGGAGGGTGACATAACTCCGGAAGGAGAGTTCGTTCCCGATGCCTGAGAAATGGTTCGTCTCACGCCAGCGATACTGGCCGGATGGGACAACCGTGGTCGAGGTCGCCTTCGGTGGGCTTGACTACGCCAATCCGGACATGCTCGTACCTCGCTATGAGAATCTCGGCGAGGCGTTCGAGTACGACAACGCCTACGATGCTGTGAAGGCAGCAATCCGTGTCCGCGAGATGTGGAGGGGTGATGTGGGCGAAGAGGGTGGCGCATCAGAGATCCAGATAGCCATCGGTTGCACGATGGGATTTACGCTGCCCTTCGAACCTGACGGCAGGAACGATGAGGCTATCCTTGAGTGGGCACAGAAGCGCGACTCCATTGCGCGTGATGCAGAAGACGCTGACAGCGAGGAACTGGAAGCCGCCAGCGAGATGCTCAACGGATGGGACGCATGGGACGTGAAGATCTGGGGTGGTTAGTCGCGAAAAGTGTTGACAACGACTCTTCTGTGTGCTACGCTTGTTGTGTGGTAAAGCGGCAGGCGAAAGGGGTGTATCCAGTGACGCAGGGCATATTCGTCAAGGGCAGGCGTCCCGCAACGAAGAAGCAAATCAAGGAGCAGGTCGCTGAAGATCCGTCGCGCGTCTCTCTCGAGGCGACTAGCATGTTCGGCAATGAGTACGACGGTCCCGTGACCGAGGCTCCCGACGGCACCTACACGTTCGTCGGTCCCGACCCGTACAACAAGCGGACGTTCTACGGCAACATCAAGAAGGCAGGCGAGACGATCCGCGTGACGTAGGCGATACGCGGGGTCGGGGGCTTTCTACCCTTCTCTCCCGACCCCGCTATTGCAACCGAAGGGTAGTTGACAAGCCGAGTTCCGTGTGCTATGCTTGCCGTAGGCAAGGCAGGCAACCGAACTTTGACAATCGTAAAGGGTTCACCATCTCGTCAAACCGACCCCACGGTAACGCGGAAAGCCAGTCGTCCCTGTCACTTCGCACCGCCTCTACTTCCAGCCATGGATGCGAAGCACGCATACGGACGGAGTTTCACACGAATCCTGAGCCGTGGAGTAAAATGGGTTTCGCCTGCAACCGATCGCGGGCAAGCCCTCCTGAGCGTTGCAACGCAAGGGTTTCTCGAGTGGGTGCTCCCGTCGGGATGGAGCATGGACGGGGTGGTGAATCCTTTACGGTTGTCAGGGTTCAGAGAAGGGTGGTGAGCAAGGTGAGGATCGACCTCGAACGACTGGGCAAGTACCCCGATGGGTGCAACACCTATCCGTCGGGCATGTCCACTCGCGTAAACGAGATCGAGCGTGCTGGCAAGGAAGTTGCACTTGACAATCCTTCGCAGTACGCTCGTGACGTTGCGAACCGTGAGTGGTACGACAAGGTGGAAGCCGCCTACAAGGTCATCTCGCAGGACGTGAACGGGAACGGCGGTTTGGCTCTTGCTCGTATATTCGCAGACGAGCACCCCGAACTCCAGCACATGACGCTCGATGCGTTGCGTGCTGGCATGCTCCTCCGTCACCCCGAACTCCTCAAGTACATGGACGGCAAGATAGACGCGATCCGTCGGTCACACATTGACGGGCGCGTCCGTGTGCGTGACGCAGAGTTCGTAGTGCAGCGCGACATCCGTTGGGAGGACTGATGGACAAGCAGGTCGAGATAATCATCAAGACGGCAGCGCAGTCCGACACCGACTGGCTGAGTGCGAAGACGGTCGTGTGCCTCGCGCAGGACATGAAGAACGCGAACTCTGACACCGCCATGGACGAGGAGTTCGATGACCTGTGCGACGAGGTCATCGTGAGGTACTCCAAGTGAGTTACTCCAACTACCAACAGATCCGTGACCACCTGATAGAGAACGAGCCGTTCGAGGGCAACACCATGCGAGCGACTCTGGAGGACGGCGTGTATCGCGTGTATTCGTACACGACCGTCATCTACAAGGAGTTGCCTGACGGAAGGTGCATCTTCAATCAGGACAAGTATTCCCGCACCACGACCAAGCATCAGAACCTTGTGTGGTCGGTCAAGCACTCCAAGATTGAGAAGAGTTTCAAGGGCTTCCTCGTTCGCAAGTTTCTTGATAGTGAGAGAAGGAAATCCGGTGAGTAGACTTATCTGTAGTGGGTGCAACGCCGAGGTCAGCGAAGACGAAGTTGCCGAGGTTGACGGAAGGCTCGTACACATCGTGCAGGAGGCTGACCACGACGGTCCTGGGAGCGACATTCGCTCATGGTACATGACGAACGTGACTTGTGGCGAAGTCAGAAGGGAGGGGCAAGATAGTATGGAATAGAGGTTGACAATGCGTCGTCCTCGTGCTATGCTTGTTTCACTGAAAGCGGCAGGCAGACCCCGACACACAATCCTCAACTGCCTAGCCACGAGTCCCTAGAAAGGGGGATGGATTCCATGGCAACACGCACCACGAAGGCAAAGCCCACGAAGGCTGCGCCGAAAAAGGCTGCTCCGAAGGAAGAGTCGGAGAAGCGGATCGTGGGGTCGGCTCTGCTTGACCCCAAGTCCCGGGAGTTCAAGGAACTGTCGGAGCGTCGGCAGGCGTGGATCCTTCGCTGGGCGGACATCGCTCCGCACATGAAGAACGTCCACCGCATCCTCGAGCACAACAAGGGTCTGTTCTGGATCTTCACCACCGAGGGACTTTATCAGGTCGGGCGCATGTCCGCCTCTGGCAAGTCCTTCAACGTGGAGTTCGAGAGCGAGTCCCGCGACGAGTCGTACGAGTACTACACTGGCGAGCGCAGCGGCTCGTACGGCAAGGAGGCTGCGCCTGCGAAGGCGAAGGCTCCTGCGAAGGCGAAGGCGACCACCAAGAAGGCGGCTCCTGCAAAGGCGAAGACCCGCAAGGTCAAGCCAGCGGTGGAAGTCGACGACGAACTCGAGGACATGCTCGACTAGCAGATCCTCGGTTGACCCCGAAGCACCCCGCTACTGCTCGCAGTGGCGGGGTGCTGCATATAGAGGAGTGACGCGATGAGAGTTCTGTGGCACTACCGCAACCGCATTCGCGTCGAGGTGGCACTCGAGCATGAGTTCCAGGTAGCCCTCGGCTTCCAGTACACCTACCGTGGCGAAACCTTTCCGTGGACGCTCACCTTCTACTTCATCTGCTTCCGGATCGTCCTATGCGGTTCCCTTGATAAGGAGATGAAAAGTCGGCGTGCATTATACGACAATGAGGGTGACGACGAATTCCGCGAAGCAGAGTGGAGGTAACATGCGCTACATCGAGTCGTTCCTCAACTGGCTCGTACATGCGATCTTCACAGGCGGCTGGTGGAAGATATGAGCGCACCGAAGCGAGCATTTGTCGTGAATCTCAAGACGGGCATGGTTGGCAACTGCCCGAGATTTGACAAGGAGATGGACGCGAACCTGTGTGTTCAGAAGTGTCGCTACTGTGAGGGGCAGAACAAGTCGGTGTTCTTTGACCGAATGGATCCCAAGACTCGCAAAGCGGTCACGCATTTGAGAATCATCCACTGCTCGTATGATTACCACGGGGGAGAAAGATGAAAATCGAGTGCCCGGATTGCTATGGCACTGGACAGGCAGGCATGCTCGCTAGAAACGTCAGTGATTGCCTGTGGAGGAGCGACCCGAAGTGCCCGACGTGCAAGGGTCGTGGTCGCATCAAGGCGAAGGGACATTCCAGTGGGGATGGGCGTACAAAACGAAATAGTGCGCGATAACATCGTGCAGCATTGCCCCCGACTGGGTACGGAACTGTCGGCGAACAAATGTGTCAAATATTGTAAGTTTTGTCGGGGATATCTGTTGAGCGTATCATTCAGGATTTTTGGATCTGATGATACGAAAAAGGAAATATACACGGTGGTTTGCGACTACCCCCACCTCCGTGAGTTTCCAAAACACGACGTCGCGAAGCCCTGACCTGCGGTGGCGAGAAATAAAAATAAACATAGCACTGGTTCTACGCATAAGGGGGTGGGTCAAAATAACTTCGGAACAACTCTATCTCTCGCGCGAAACTCAAAGAGTATTCAGGGGTATACCCCTATGAGCGGTTCCGGCTAGGGTGTGTGTTTTTTATTCGCCGTCGCTTGACATTTCAGATTCCGTGTGGTACAGTTAGGTGATGGCAGGCAACCAGAGAAAGGGGGTGAAGCGGTGGCAGAAAAGTCGGACGGACTCAACCATCTTCTTGACCTTGCTAACAAGCGTTCGCGTTATGCTGCGAGGACTGAGTTCCCACCAGCAATCGTAAAGTTTGGCAAGCGCGTCGAGGAGATACTCCTCTCCCGTGGCGTAGAGATTACACTCAAACGCTACAGGCAGGAATTCATCAACTACGGAGTGGGCAAGGTTGGATTCCACCCATACGTTGAGAAGATCGTTCCCGAGATACACACTGAGGATGAATTCGTGAACCTCCTGAGTGTCCTGGGATACGACGTTGTCGATGAGGAGGAACTCGAGGTGGATCTCCGAGTCCTAGTGTGTGGCTCACGCGACTGGGAAGATGGTACGTTCATGCTCAAGCATCTTCGCCAGTTACCAAAGGGCACCACAATCATCGAGGGTGCTGCTCCTGGAGCAGATACTCTCGCCGCTCTGTATGCCAAGCAACTCGGGTTTGAGATCGATGAGTACCCTGCGAATTGGGGCAAGTACCATCGGGCAGCGGGACCGATTCGCAACAAGCAAATGCTCGAGGAAGGTCAGCCCGATGTTGTGCTGGCGTTTCACGAAGACATTGCCGAGAGCAAGGGCACTCGCGACATGTGCATACAGGCAAAGAAGGCAGGAATCCCCGTGAAGATACTGAGCGGGGCGAAGCAGGTTGATATCGCATCTTGGTTGGAGGAGGTGATAGAGTATGAGTGAGAAGACGTACAGGGTAATGGACTCTGCGACACTGGTTCGTCTGACACAGAAGGCGGCGAAGCAACGGTACAACAAGTACCCGAGCATGGAGTTCCTCAAGCGTGACCTAGACCCTAGCGGTCGCCATCTTGTCACGTTCCACATGCTTCACAACGACGGACCCGAGATCCGAACAGTCCTCATGGTCAAGGTCAAGGAGACCATGCAGCCCGTGGAGGTAGCACTCGACATGGACATCTCGGACTTCAACAAACTCGAGGAGGTCATGGTCGAAAAGTGAACATAGTGCCGAAGGTGGCACTGACGGACGACGGGTACTATGTTCTCAAGATACCAAAGCGGTACGAGTCAGGAAAGCGGGAGTTGAGAAGAGAATTCCCAAACGCGGTGTACGACGAAGAGGCGGGTGGGTTCATCCTTTATGCCGACACAGATGCCACAATCGCTATCAAGCGTAAGTTGCCGAAGGCAAGGTGGGAGACTCGTAAGGTCGGCATACTCAGGAGGAACCAGCACAAGCGGTTCACGGAGGAGCAAGTGAAGCCGAGTCCGGAAGGTCAGGACAAGAAGGTCAAGAACGGGCTGTACCGATTTCAGGTCACAGGCGTTGACTTCCTCGTTGCTCACGAGACCGCGCTTCTTGCAGACGACATGGGTCTTGGGAAAACTATCCAGTCCGTCGTTGCTGCTCAACGAGTGGCATCAAACGGCAGGAAACTCGTCATTGTCCCTAACACGCTCGTGGAAAACTGGCTGGACGAGATTGAGGCGTGGACACCTGATGATGGTCAAGCGATATACTCCATCGGTGGTGGCACACCCAAGTCCAAGAGACTCGATATCATCGAGCAGGTTGCCAACGACGATGCCTGCTGGTTCGTTGTGTCGTGGGAAGTCATGCGCCTGCATGCTACTCCACAAAACAAGTCCAAGATGCAGACCGACCAAGCACTCATGGGAATCCCGTTCGCTGTTGTGATTGCTGACGAGGCGCACAGGATGAAGAACCGCAAATCCGTACAGGCGCAGGCAATCAAGCGAATCCCTGCTGGTCGGAAGTACGCGCTCACTGGTACTCCCGTGATGAACCGCCCCGACGAACTGTGGTCAATGCTCAACTGGATGGAACCGAAGAACTTCCGTTCATACTGGGACTTCTTCGAGAACTACGTTGACTACTACGACGGGTACTTTGGAAAAATCATCAAGGGGTCAAAGAACGTAGACCAACTCGCACGGCTTCTCAGTACACGCATGCTGCGTCGTACAAAGCCCGAAGTGTTCAGGGAACTGCCTGACAAGACATACAAGACCATCTATGTCCCTCTTAGCAAGGCACAGCAGAAGGCGTATGACGAACTCGCTGAGTTCCTCATCACTCAACTCCAAGACGGCGAGATTGTCACGGCTGCTGCCGTCCTTGCCAAGATTACACGGCTCAAGCAGATATGCGTGAGCCTCGGTCTGCTCAGTGATGGTGTGTCAGACTCTGCAAAGATCGACGCACTCATGGAACTGATGGACGACACGGGTGGGAAGGTTGTCGTGTTCAGCCAGTTCGCTAAGGCAATCGGTCTGGTGCATGAGCGTCTGAAGAAGGCGAAGGTTCCACACGTCGTTATGACGGGGAAGGCAGCACTCACATGGGACGGAGAGTCGGCTCGTGTGACTCGTGGAGAACTGGTCAAGGCGTTCCAGAAGCAAAAGAAGTACCGAGTGTTCCTTGGCACGACGCAAGCGGGAGGCGTGGGTATCACTCTGACAGCAGCCAACACTGTTGTCTTCCTTGACAAGATGTGGACACCCGCTGACCAAGTGCAGGCGGAAGACAGGCTGCATCGTATCGGGCAGAAGGACAATGTGTACGTTGTGAATCTGCTGACGAGAGGCACTGTCGAGGAGCACATTGAGCGCACTCTGAACCGCAAACAGAGCATGATTCAGGAGATAATGGACAAGGCGACTAGGACATCTGATGTTCATGGAATGGCTAGTCTCCTTCGGCGTACTGCTTGACAAAGAGTTTCTGTTGTGCTATGCTGACCGTGGCTGGCAACCCATTAGAGTTCCGGGTAAAGCGGGGTTACGCTCCCTGCCTCCGAGGTTGCCTGCCGCACGAGGTTGAGCGACCCGCTTTAGGGAAAGTGGGTCGGAGTGGAGCCACCCTTCCTCCGACCCCCTTCCCGACCATTTGGAGGGGACATGGCAGGCAAGCCCGAAATCCATACTACCGAACTCAAGACGTTCAAGCGTTGTCGTCGCAAGTGGGCTATCGGAGAACTCGCAGCCCTACAGCCACAAAAGCGGAACATGAATTTCCTCTTGGGCACTGCTGTTCACTCCGCACTAGAAGAGTGGAGTGCAACTGGCGACGAGGAAGCCATGCTAGATGCCTTTCTCGTCGCTGTGGACAACGACACAAGAGATCTCAGAGAGCAGACTCCGTGGTTATACGCGGAACAGGAAGCGGATATCATCGAGGCTGTGGAACTGGGACGTGAGATGGTGACGGGATACATCAAGCACTGGTATCCCGAGACGTTCACAGTGCTACGAGCAGGCGGCAAGCCACTTCTCGAGGTGGCTTTTTCTATGCCGATCCTCACGCCTGACGGCAAGCCCACGGGATACACCTACGCTGGAAAGATGGACGGCGTGGTGAAGGACGAGTACGGCATCTGGATACTCGAGCGCAAGACCACCAGCAACACGAACGCTGAGTACCTACGACTCGACGACCAGAACGTGATGTACCTCGCCTATGCCCAGAAGATGTGGCCGAAGATTGTACCGCATCTCCGTGGTGTCTACTACGACTTCCTTCGCAAGCAGCGTCCTGGTCCGAGAGTCAAGTCACCACTGTTCTTCCGAGAGCGTGTGTACCGCAACCAGCACGAGATCGACTACGCCATGGAGCACGTCTACTACGTCGTGCAGGATATGATTCGAGTGGCAAAGGATCCAGACAACCTTGCGTATCCCAGTCCTACGAAGGACTGTTCATGGGACTGTCCGTACAAGCAACTCTGCAAGGCAATGAATGACGGAACTGATGTTGACACGATTGTTGAGGCAGGGTTTGTCATCCTGTCAGAAGGTCGCAACGGTTGGGTCAGTGATTGGTTCCCGAAGGGGCGCGTCTGATGCCCGTAGGTCTTCGCACAGCGAGGGCGAAGAAGCACATTGACGCACTGCGCCAGTCGGTAGCAGACGCATACGCCAATGGAAAGATAGCGGAGTGCAGAATGAAGATTCTGCTAGGGTTACTCAACTCGTTTGAGAGGGAGGCATTCCTTCCATGGAGGCGGGTTGAGGAAGAGATGAACGCTGAGCGTGAGTACGAAAAAAGTTGACACGGAACGGCGGCAGTGCTACGCTTTGATTGTGGCAGGCAAACCACTTGGAGGCGACAATGGCTCTGGATATCAAGAGTGCTAAGAACATCAGCCAAGACGCTCGACTCAAGATGCTGGTCTATGGCGATTCAGGGGTTGGGAAGACCGTTTTCGCAAGCGGTTTCCCCAAGCCCTTTGTCATTGCCAGCGAGGAAGGGTTGCTGAGCGTTGCAGGGCAGGACGTGGATTACGTCAGCATCACGAGTTGGGCGCAGTTGGAAGAGATCTACCTGCACCTGCTCAAGACCGAGTCCAAGAAGACATACCAGTCCGTAGTCGTGGACTCATTCACCACACTCCAGCAACTTGCTCTCGCCTATGTGCTGGAGCAGAATGGCAGGCAGTTCCCCGAGCAGCGCGACTGGGGTATGCTGCTCGAACTCATGCGTCGCTTCATGCGGCAGATGGCTGACCTGCCGTACCATATCGTATTCATCTGCCTCTCGGGTACAGAGAAGGACGACCTCACGGGCATCGTGCGTGAGAAGCCTTCTATCGTTGGTCGCATGGCGGCGGAGGCACCCGCCTATGTGGATGTCGTTATGCACTTGACCGTGGAGATGAACCGGAAAGGGGGCGAGGTATCGGTCACGCGTTTTGGGATCTTCCAGCCGAGCAGTAGGGCAGTCGCTAAGGATAGGAGCGGTAGACTCCCAACCGTGATGAAAGAGCCAACGGCTTCCAAGGTCATTGCGAAGGTTCGCGGTGACGTTGTGGAGAAGCCACCCGTTCGTCGTCGTAGAAGCACCACTACCAAGTAGGGAGGAAGTACATGGCAGCACCAAAACTTCCGAAGCGTCTCTCGCTAAGTGACGTTGAGTCCAGCAGCGAGCGAGTGATGCCCGGAACCTACCACGCTCGTGTGTCAGAGATGGAGCCGAAACTCAACAAGGCAGGCGACGGCTACTACTTCAACGCCGATCTCGTTATCATCAGCGAGGGTCCTGCCAAGAACCGCCACGTCTGGGAGATCCTTCCCCTCAAGCAAGCCGCCCTCTGGAAACTCAAGGGCTTCCTCGTTGCATGCGGCGTAGACCCTGACGCCGACATTGACACCGAGGAGATCCCGGAGTTGTGCAAGGGCGAGGTCGTCGACATCGTCGTTGGCGAAGAGGAGTACAACGGCGAGATGCGCCCCATCATCCGTCGGGTCAAGCCGTCCACCATGCCCACCCTCGAAGACCTCGCCGATGAGGAAGAGGAAGAAGCAGAGGACGAGGACGAGGACGAGGCTGAGGAGGGCGAGTGGGATCTCGAGTCCCTCAGTGACCTGTCCCTCAAGGAACTCCGTGAGGTTGCCAAGGAAGCGGAGGTCTACGAGAAGGGCATGAGCAAGGACGACCTCATTGCCGCGATTCTGGGTGAGGACGAGGACGAAGAGGACGAGGATGAGGACGACGAAGAGGATGAGGACGAGGATCCTTTCGCCGATGACGAGGATGAGGAAGAGGAGCCTGCGCCCAAGAAGCGCAAGGTGGCTCGCAAGTAATCTCATCTGAACGTGCAGGGTGGGCAGATTCACCTGTCCACCCTGTACCTCATTCTCGAAAGGAACTCCAGTTGAAGCCCGAACGTATCAGGGAGTTCTATGAGCGGGAAATGGGGGTGAAACTCCCCGCCCCCAATGCGGTTGGCGAAGTGTCCGTACCGTGCCCGTTCCATAGTGACACGAAGCCGTCAATGTCGGTCAATGTTGACAGCGGCATGTGGAAGTGTTTCACATGCGATATTGGCGGTAGTGTGTATGACTTCTATATGGAATCGCATGGGGTGGATTTCACCACTGCGAAGTCAGCAGTGGACAAGGGTGATTTCCTACCCACCATATCAGACGAACTCGTTGAGGAATGGCACGAGGCACTTCTTGATACGCCTCGCATCCTCAACTGGCTTGAGAAGAATCGTGGCATCACGGTCAAGACCGTGACCAAGTATCAACTCGGCTGGGACGGCGAGCGTATCACCATTCCGATACGAGACATCGCTAGTAGAGTGGTGAACGTCAGGCGGTACAAGCCGAACTCTGGCACTGGAAACAAGGTCGTATCCTATGGCGCAGGGTACGGCTCTGCTCGTTTATTCCCGATGAACAACCTAGACAAGAAGAGTATCGTCATACTAGAGGGTGAGATGGACACTCTGCTAGGTGACGAACTCGGGTTGCCCGTGGTGACTTCCACGGGTGGTGCAGGCACATGGAAACAATCGTGGAACAAGTGGTTTGCTGGCAAGAACGTGTTCATCGTCTACGACATAGACGAGACGGGCAAGAAGGGTGCGCTCAAGATAGCGCGTCAGTTGTCGAAGGTTGCCAAGACTCTCAAGGTGGTAGAACTCCCAATCAGCACACCTGAGAACGGTGACTTCACCGACTACATTCTTGGGCATGGCAACACGCAGATGGACTTCAAGGTTTTGTTGAAAGGGACGCCGAAATTTGGCGCGGAGAGAAAAATTGCCAGTAGCGTTGACGAGGCACCTATCGAACTCCATCTGAGCCAAGCGTCACATGAGGAATACTTCAACAGGCATATCGGGATGAACGTGATTGTGGCGGGGAAAGACCTAGCACCATTCCTCGTACCACGCAGGATAGCGTTCACCTGCTCGATGGACAACGGAAAGCGATGTCAAATCTGTGCGCTGATGGGGTCAATGGGTTCGTTCAATCTTGAGATAGACTCGCTCGACCCCATACTCCTGGAGTTGATTGACTGTCCATCTGGCACGCAAAAGGGAATCCTCAAGCAACTCTCTGGCATACACAATGATTGCAAGATCTTCGAGTACGAGATAACTGATGCGTACAACATCGAAGAAGTGTACATCATGCCAGAGATAGATTTCTCAAGCGTTGATACGGAGTACGTTATCAGGCGAGCGTTCTACGTTGGTCACGGCATACGGACAAATCAGTCGTACTACATGACTGGTATCACCGTGCCCGAACCGCACCGCCAGTACGCAACGCATCTGATAAACTCCGCAGTGCCAGTGAAGGACGACGTTTCCACCTTTGAGGTCACTGAAGAAGTCCGCAGTTTACTAGAGGTCTTCCATCCTGATGCTGGTCAGACGGTGTCTGACAAGATGGACGAGATTGCGGGGGACTTCACCTACAACGTCACGCACATCTACGGGCGCGAAGACCTCATAACAGCGATTGACCTTGTGTATCATAGTGTCATCGCCTTCGACTTCCAGAGCAAGCGTATCACTAAGGGTTGGAACGAACTGTGCGTGGTCGGTGACACGCGTACCGGAAAGTCTGAAACGATGCTGATGCTTATGCAGCACTACCGCATGGGCGAATTCATCACGGGTGAGAACACTTCGTTTGCTGGTCTGGTCGGTGGCATGCAGCAGAATCAAAAGAGGTGGAGTATCACATGGGGCAAGATTCCGCTGAGCGACAGACGGCTGGTGGCGATAGACGAGTGTGGTGCTTTGCCGGAAGAGACTATCCAACGGATGTCAGGTATCAGGTCTTCTGGTGTAGCGGAGATTACCAAGATACAGACGGAGAAGACTCACGCACGAACCCGCCTGATATTCATGGGGAATCCTCGCAATGGCAAGAGCCTATCGTCATACGCTTTCGGGGTGAACGCCTTGAGGGAGTTGATTGGTGCTCCCGAAGACATTGCCCGTTTCGATTTAGCGGTAGCATGCTCGAGCAGTGACGTTCCAATCAACATCATCAACGCGGAGTTCGACTCGCACAATAGGGTTGCACACACATACAATGGCGAAGCGTGTACGATGCTAATTCGGTGGGTATGGTCACGCAAGCCCGAGCAGGTCACATTCTCTAGGGGCGTAGAGGCTGAGATACTTCGACTGGCAACTGAGCAGGGCAAGGTCTACTCCAATCGTGTACCGTTGATTGAGGCAGCGAACCAGCGTATCAAGATCGCGAAACTTGCGGTGGCGGTAGCGGCTCGTCTACATAGCACTGACAAGACGGGCGAACTCATCGTGGTGAAGAAGGAGCATGTCTCCTTTGTTGGTGAGTTCCTCGATAGACTGTACAAGAGCAAGACTCTCGGGTATCACGAGTTCTCACGTCAACAGATACAGAACGTCAGTATTGCCGACGAGCATCGTGACGCAGTGTACAAGATGATGAAGGCAGAACCAGAACTTGCCAACATCTTCCTGACCTACTCACATGTACGCATCGTGGACATTATCGACATGCTTGACTGTGAGCGTGAGGAAGCGAAGCACTACTTGAAGGAACTTGTAAAGTCCAAGATGCTGTTCAAGACGCAGAACGGATTTATGAAGTCTCCTGCGTTCACCGAGATACTCCGTGAGATACAGTCTGAGATGATTGGAGAGAACGATGACTGAGGAAGACGTTCGCTGGTCTCCGTGGCAGGTGGTGCAGGCGAGTGACCCGCAGATACTCATTCGTGAGTCTCGCCCTCGCATCAAGCCAGCCGCGCAGTGTCCCAAGTACGACAGGGTGTATCGCCCAATGAAGGTTGACTACGAAGGGGCGTGCAAGAACTACGACTACACCGACAGACGATGTGTGTATTGCACCGCTCACATGATGAGCCTGCGATACCACAACATTCCGATAGACGTCCGTGTCCAATGCGACAACATCATGGGGTGGTGAGAAGATGAGGTCATTTCTGGTTGCCCTGCTGTGTGCAGTGCCAACGGGATTCCTGCTGGCAGATTACATTCTGTACCACGAAATCAAGTGGTGGCTGTTCCTGATATGGATAGTTATCATGTCGTTCGGGATCGCCGTCACGCTATCCGAGGACAAGAAGTGAACAAATTCGTAATCATAGGTTCTGGCATGGCAGGTCTGCTCGCTCGTAAGGCGGTGGCAGACTCAGTGCCAGACGCAAGGGTGTCCATCGTGACTACCACTGTACCCCGAGAGTTGTCATGGAGGAGTGTGAACGGCATACACGTTCTTCACGACAACTGTGGTCTACCCCTTGACGAGATGCTGGTTACGAACTTGGTTGTACTGCCGATGATTGACAAGCCCCAGATGCTCGCATCACTCAGCGGGTGGGAGCGCAAGATGGCGAATGGCACCTATGGACAGAAGGTGTACGGGAGTCGTAAGGCAACGACCAGCATCACTCGCATGCCCGGAGTCATCGAGGGCTACGACTATGTGCAGGCATACAACCAACTCTTGAGGGAGTTTAGCGACGAAATCAAAGTGACCAAGCCAGTCTACGAGGACTACTTCCACAAACTGGCTGACACGAATACATTCGTCATACTTGCAATCCCTCGCTACCACGTTACTCCGAAGTGGGTGAGTCACCCGTTCTCAATCGTGTTCTTCGCACCTGCCCCGCCTATAGGGTTCGAAGACCCAGAGATGGGTGGCGACAACTTCGTTGTGTACAACGCTGACCCCGCAGAGATCTGGTCTCGCACGTCTAGGGTGATGATGGGTGGTGTGGAGAACTGGACTACAGAGTACTCCAAAGCCCCTCAGTATCCTGTGCCAGGACTTCGGCAGGTTGAGAAAGTCATTGACGGTGACGAGTTCGCCCTGCCTGAGAACGTGATACCAGTCGGTCGGTATGGCAAGTGGCGTTCGGGAGTGCTGGCGCACGACGCCTACTGGACAGTCATTGAGGAGATGAGGATTCGTGGGCTGGCTTCTGTGTAAACTCCACTGGCATAGGTGGCAGTATGGAGTTGACTACATCAGGGCAGAGGACGGAGTCATCGTATATATCATGCGCCTATGCGCTCGCTGTGGACGACTCGAGGAAGTTCCCAGCATCAAGACCGTGAAAGGAGGATTCGTCCGTGGACAAGTGGGAGGAGATGTATTCTCGCCAAAATGATTTCCAGGAATCTGTCGGCATGAATGATGATGCCTCGGCAGAGACCAAGGAACTCGTACTGCATGTGTTGAGTGAGTGCGACGAACTGCTGCGTGAGTTCGCCTGGAAAGCCAAGCGTCGGCAGAACATCACGCCAATCAGGAGCAACGTACTGACCCAGATAATCGACATCTTCAAGTTGGTCGTGTCCATGGGCTGTTCGTGGGGCTTCACGGCTGACGAGATGTACGAGGCGTTCATTGAGAAGAGCAGCGTGGTCGAGCAACTGTATAGGCAGGAGTTCCCCCTGTATGAAATCATCAGGATGGGCGACCCTGTGGTTGCGATCGACATTGACGGCGTACTGAGCGACTACCCAAAATGCTTCTACGACTGGGTAGCGAAGGAGACTGGCAAGAAGCAGGTTCGCTTCGATACGCTCGACCCCTATGATGCTTTCGGTGGTGCGATATCTCACGCAGGACTGGCTGCATTGAAGGACGCATACCGTCAGTCGGGGGTCAAGAGGGGGCTACCACCGCTCACAGGGGCGGTGGAATTCACTCACGCGCTCAGGCGCAAGGGTTACAGAATCGTCCTGCTGTCAGCCCGTCCAGCACGCGAGTACACACGCATCTTTGCAGACACTATCGCATGGCTGGACGGCAACGTGTTTGAGTACGACGCGATACTGTGGGATGAGCGCAAGGAGACTCGACTCATCAATGAATTCCAGACGGGACAGGTGCAGGCGTTCATTGACGACGACGCTCGGAACATTGACAGGGTGAGCAGTAGTGGAGTTCCATCCTATCTACTGTCACGCCCGTACAATGACCTCGGGTACACATTCACACAAATCCTAGATTTCCTAGGGGGTTAGGTAGATGGGGCGTAATCCATTCGTAGTCGTTTGCATTGACGGTGTTGGCAGAACCAGTCCCGTCGAGGTAGCACGAACCGTACAAGCCCTGATGGACATTCCATCGGTAGGTCGCCTCATGCCCCAACACGAAACTGCTTACGAGATCGTCCTTCCTGAGATTATCAGGATAGGTCAGTACCTACCGTCAATCATCGTGTCACCGAGCAGCGTGGCTCTAGTGGCATGTGACAAGGTGAAGTTCGAGCAGGTTCGGTGGGAGTCAATGTATCCCCAGTCGAAGACTCTGTTCATCACGCTCACCGAGGACGTGAAGGCAGAATTGAGAACCGAGGGGTCTGACTTTATGTACTCTCTGATGGGTCCCCGTCTAAAAGAACAGGAGGATATTATTTCCGTGTCAACACGGCTCGGTCAGAGAGGATACAGGACGAAGTCGATCCCCTATCACAGCACACAACTCGACGTAGCCAAGCGCGTGATTCAGGAGATTCGCCTGACACGCCGAAACATCATGGAGGAGGAGAGGGCGCATGGAGAAGACTAGGGCGGTGATTGAGAATCTACTTCTCGATCTCGACATCACATTTGACACAGAAGAGCAGCGGGACTCTACCGTAGCATTCTCGGGGTTCATGCTCCACATGCTCAAGGTGTTCGTCCGAAAGAACAAGCAGTACGGCAACTCGTTTGAAGAGGTTGGCGCGAAGGGTGCTTACATAGAAATCCAAGCCAAGCACGCTCGGCTTCGGGAACTACTATGGAAGGCAGATGCAGAATCCATAGCACAGCACCTCGGCGACATCCAGCAGAACTCGCTTGACCTGAGCATATACGGTGTGATACTTTGTATGTGCATGGCGGCAGGCAACGTCTATGGAGTTGACAATGAGTAGAATAGTTGTGTTTGGTGGCACGACTGGTTTGGGTGGCGCAATCACTGAACGACTCATGACTCCGAAGAACACCATCTGGGTAGTCGGAGCATCACAGGGGTACGATTTCACAACACAGGATGGACTCGCACAGATCTGGCGTACCATGCGCCAGTGCGAACCCAATCAAGTCGTCTACAATGCTGGCATCAATGTCCTCATGCCGCTTGACGACTTGAACGGCGACATCGTTGAGCAGATGTATATGGTCAACGTATACGGACTGATGATAGCCCTTCGGGAGTTCGCTAAGATCGCCAAGAACTGCCCCGTGAAGGACGAGGGCTATCACAGATTCGTTCACATTGGCTCCATTGCAGCGCGTGTCCAGCACACACATAGTATCGCGTACTGCTCCAGCAAGGCGGCGGCTCGTCAGGCAGCAATGACGGCAGGGCGCGAACTCGGTCCCATCGGTGCATACGTCAACACAGTCGCTCCGGGACCAATCAAGGGTACGGCAATGACGAGGTACGTCCAGTCAACCGTACCGAAGATGCGTGGTTGGAGCGATGAAGAGGCAGAGGCGTATCAACTCGCTGCTATTCCGCTTCGGCACAGGGTTGATGTTGCCGACGTTGTGAGCATGGTGGACTTCCTGCTCGACCCTGACAAGGCACATGGAATCACTGGCTCGGAGTTCGTTGTGAGCGGTGGTCTGTGATGGGCAGCACCCGACACCACCTCGTGTGGCAGACTGTCGAACTTGACAAGAATGCCAATCCCAAATACGAGACCACTCATCCCACGACTGGTGAGATAATCCCCATGCCGTCAATGCTCTACGACCTGTGGGTGTGGGCTGAGCGTATCCGTGGTGATATCGCGGAGGTAGAGCATAGCGTCGAGATGATGCAACTCGAACTAGTACGACTGGCAGGTGCGCGGTGGGACAAAAAGAATTCATAAACCTGCACTGCCATACGACGTTCTCATTCCGAGACGCCTACGGTCAGCCGATTCAGCATGCTACCCGTGCAGCAGAACTCGGTCATCGTGCTCTGGCAATCACTGACCACGGCAGCATCTCGGGTTGGGTACGCCACCAGAAGGCATGCCGAGAATTAGGTGTCAAGCCTCTGTTCGGGTGTGAGTTCTACATGGTGTCGTCGTTGCAGGCAGAAGCAGAGTCACGCAAGAAGCGTGACCATCTGACCGTGATAGCCCAGAACGAAAAGGGCTTGCAGAACATCATGGCGTTGTTGTCGCTGGCATGGGAGAACTTTTACTACAAGCCAATCATCGACTATGCTACACTGTTACGGTACAGCGAAGGGCTTGTGATTCTCAGCGGTTGCATGTTCGGTCGCTACGCTCAGACAGTTTGGAGCAGAGAAGATGATAAGAAAGCGGAGAGTATCGCGAAGAAGTTTGCTAGGGAATTTCCTGGCAGATTCTTTCTCGAGGTTCAGGCTTTTGACATTGACGCGTGTCGAACGACGGCAGAGGCAGCAGTGTCTCAGGGTTCTCGACTTGGTATACCAGTACTCGTCACCAACGATGCACATTATCCCGGACCCGAAGATGCCCGCGCTCGAGAACTACTCCTGCGCGTCACTCCAGGATGGACTCCTGATACTATCGACTCCCCCTTGTGGCAACACTCCAGGGCTGAGCAGTTTCATCGCATGCGTGAGGTCTGGAAGGGAGTGCCCAAAGCCACCATCAGCGAGTTGATGGATAACACCATTCTCGTTGCTGACCTGTGCGAGGACATCTCCCTCCCGCAAGCAGAACCAGTCCACTACATGCCAGTCGAGTGTGAAACTGTAGAGAACGAGTTCCTTGAGTGGTGCAAGCGTGGGTGGAAGCGGCGAGGTCTGAACGCTCTACCACCTGACAAGAAGAAGGTCTACAAGGAGCGGCTCAAGTACGAGACTGGGCTGATTCAGAACAAACACTTCGAGGACTACCTCATGGTAGTTGCCGATGTTATCATGTGGGCAAAGTCACAGGGCATTGTCGTCGGACCCGCACGCGGCTCCTCATGCGGCTCCCTTGTGTGCTGGCTGCTCGGTATCACAGAGGTTGACCCTATCAGGTGGAACTTGTTGTTTGAGCGATTCATTGACTTGAATCGTATGGACCCTCCAGACATTGACACCGACTTTGAGGACGCAAGGAGAGACGAAGTCCATGAGTACCTTCGGCAGAAGTACGGGGAAGATAGATTCGCGCAGTTATGCACCTTTGCTCAGTACAAGCCGAAAAACGCTCTCGACGATGTTGCTCGTGCTTATCGCATACCGAGAGATCCAGTCGAGACGCTCAAGGGCTTCATCATTGAAAGATCGTCCGCAGATGCTCGCGCCTCTCACTGCCTCGAGGATACCATCACGTCGTTCCCTGCGGCTCAAGAAGTGGTGGATAAGTATCCCGATCTCAAGAAAGCCATAATGCTCGAGGGTCAGTTCCGTCAGACTGGTCGGCACGCATGCGGCGTAATCATTGGAGAGAAGCCCCTGAATCAGCACACGGCACTGATTCGCTCTGAGGACGGGCGACCGATGGTGTGCTACGAGGGCTATGACTCCCTTGCACTTGGCTTCCTGAAACTCGACGTCCTCGGGTTGCGCTCACTCACAATCATTGCGACGATTCTCAACAAGATCGGTAAAGACATCGAATGGCTTTACGCATTGCCGACTGATGATGAGGAGACGTATCATGGATTTCAACGAGGAGACCTTACGGGCATATTCCAATTCACAGGACAGTCCACTACCTCCGTGTGCAAGCAGATGCCCCCTACGCACTTCATGGAACTCGCAGATATCTCAGCTCTTTCTCGTCCTGGACCCCTGCACTCAGGGAGTACAACTATCTATATTTCCAGACGAAATGGAGAATCAGAGGTAGACTGGATTCATCCCATTTACAAGGAAATCACGAAGGACACTTGGGGTGTCATCGTGTATCAAGAGCAAATCATGGAGATTGGTCGCCATCTGGCAGGCATGGACTGGGAGACCGTTTCGGTGATTCGCAAGTCCATCTCCAAGAAACTAGGTGTGGAGGGCTTCCGCAAACTTGAGAAGATATTCGTCGAGGGTTGCTGGGAGACCAACGGCGTTGACCGTGCCGTGTCAAAGGAGATTTGGGACAACATCTGTACGCATGGTTCGTGGTCATTCAACAAGTCCCATGCCGTAGCGTACTCACTCATCTCGTACATGATGATGTATCTCAAGGTGCATTACCCGATTGAGTTCCAGTGGGCTAACCTCGTTGACCTGACCGACCAGCAGAAGAAGATGTACATACTCAGGGATTTCATCAATGCTGGTGGAAAGGTCTTGCCCGTCACAATCAACGACAGCGAGTACACATGGAAGATTGACGGTGACGGGCTGCGTCCAGGACTTCTGGAAATCAAAGGCATCGGACCGAAGATCGCCGAGGAAATCATTGAGCATCAGCCCTACACGGACATGGACGACTTGATAGCCCGAACCAACGGTAGGCGTGTACACTCTGGTATACGCAAACTCATCGAGGAGTGTGACCTTTTCGGTGAGGGCGAGAAAGACGTCTGGGGTCTGACCAAGATGAAGGAGATTCTTGACGACCTTCCAATCACCCACCGCATCGCAGACCTCGGTTGGGGCAAGGAACACTTCTGTATCGCGGCAGGACGCATCATAGAGAAGAACACCCGTGACATATTCGAGATAGCGTGGTCAAAGCGCGGTGAGATTCTTGACCCGAAGACGGTGTACAAGCCCGAACTCGCCTCGTACATCAACATCACGCTAGAGGACGACACCGACAGCATCTACGCCACGTTCGACAGATTCATCTACCCGCACGTTCGGGATATAATCACGAACGTGGAGAATCAATCAGACGACATCTTCATGCTGAAAGGGGAGAAGACAAAAGGGTTCAGGAAGATTTACGCCAAGTCTATCGTGAACGTGTCACTGCAACGTCGCAAGGAAATGGAGGAGCAGCATGGCTCAGATAGTTAGGTCAGGAGATGCGGTCAAAGTTACAATCGTGAGTCATACGATTGACCCACTTAGAACGATCGCTCTCGCTCAACTCAACATGACGGGCAACATGCGTCACAGTCGAGATGCCGTGGAAAGGTCTGAGGCTCTCGACATCTTCATGGACATCGCCAAGACCGAACTGCAAGGTGCGTTCGAGTTCGTCCACTTTGTCATTCAGATGGAGGGCGTTAGTCGTGCCTTCCAGCAGCAGTTGACTCGAACACGACTGGCGGCATACAGCGCAGAGTCCTTGCGCTTCACTGAGGTCGGCATGCAAGTTCTGATGGGACCGCATCTGGCGAACAGTGGTGACACCGAGGCGATGAATCAGTACGTCAGAACCGTTGACACAATCGAGGCGGGGTATGAGTATCTGATTGATGCAGGTGTGCCGATTGAAGATGCTCGTGGTATACTTCCGTTGAATGTACTGAGCAAGATCGGCATGTGCGTCTCGTATAAAACGCTGGTTGGCATGAGCAGAGTTCGCATGTGCTACCAGTCGCAAGAAGGCGAGTGGGACGTTGTGTTCAAGCAGATTGTACAGGGAATCGCAAACGTAGAGCCGATACTTGTGAGTCCTCTCGGACCATTCTGCGAGCACGGTCAGAAGTGTCCGTTCGGTAGCAAACTTGACAGAGATTGTCCAAGGAAAGGAGGGAAGTAACGGTGCCAGAGGAAGAGTCAGACCAACCGATGAACCGTGCAGAAAGGCGTAAGGCGTTCAAGGAGCGTCTGAGCAGGGAGCAGCGGGAGGAGTGGAAGCGCAAGACCAACCACGGCTATGCTCGCAAGAGTGCGGCTTCCCTCAAGCCGAAGAAGCAACGGGAGGACGAAGAGTGATTGCTCTATTCGTGGATCCGGGCGGAACGACTGGGTGGTGTGTGATGGAGCACGATTTCGACGTGAACCTTCACCCCACACTGGTACTCGCTGAACAGACAGCGGGTGACAGATTCCCAGAGACCCTTCGCACTACGCTCAAGTCGATGGACATTGACCTCGTAGTGTACGAGAGGTTCCGAATCCACAAAGGCACCATCGGTGAGAGTGCCGTACCTGTTATCAAACAGATTGGCAAGATCGAGATGGTGTGCGAAGATCTTGGCATCCCGTATACCAGCCAGCCGCCAGCGAACAAGAGTTTCTTTGAAGGTCGCCTCAAGTCATTCGACATGCACATGTCGGGTAAGCAGCATGCAAGGGACGCGATCCAGCATGGTCTGTACTACTTTATGACTGAGGCGAAGAGCCGCGACGGAAGGACACCGTCTTGGGTATTAGGAGTGTTACAGCAATCGCAGCATTAGCAGTAGTCGCTGCTACATTGTACCCTGCTACCACCCCGAGTGTTACCCCGAGCAGTGCCATGACCATCGAGCGCAGACTTGAAGCCCTAGAGACCACGCAAGTCGTCAAGTTTCAGCCCGTTTCAGACGTCGAGAAACTTGATGTGGTGCCAATGCCCAAACGCATGACCGCAACGCCGCACGCAACGCCACGCAAAGCCACACGCCGCTCGCCTCAACCCCCTGTAACCTACCGTGGCAGTGGTAGCGTCGTAATCAGGTCAGTTGCTCGCGAAATGGGCTGTACGAGCAAAGAAATCGAGATGCTGCTGTACATCGCTAAGCATGAATCTGGACTGCGGTGCAACGCAGTATCACGGACAGGGAAGTACGTCGGTCTGTTTCAACTCGGACCGCACCTCGGGACGTACGAGCAGCGGATAGATCCGAACTGGAACACGAGGCGTGCAATCAAGTACATGAGAGGACGGTACGGAAGTATCG